AGATTTTGTTTATCCGGTTCGCACATGATCAAAAAACTCCTATATCCATAGTGTGGATTCGATAAGTAATCCCAGGCTCACTCCATCGCCAAGGCCCATCAGAACCAAGGTCAAGCACTTCATACTTCCGACCGGAATCTACGATTATGTCTCCGGCTGAAGGTTCAAAACCCAAGGCGGCAGACAAGATCAAAAAGTCCACTGCCGTCCCTCCGATCTTGAATCCATTCTCATCAGTAGTTTCAAAATCAGTCTTGCCCATCGTGGCATTGACGGTTTTTGTCACACCGCTAAGCCGTCGATATTCGACCGGGCTGGTGCAGAATGAATCACGTTGCGATTCCAAAAAAGCTGCTCGCTCTCTAAGTAAGTCAGTCATAATTCATAACTCCACCAACCAGGCCGAATGTTTATCTGGGCGTTAATTGAAAATTACGTGGCGATGATTCCAGCCGATCGCAGGGCTGCCAGGATCACATCGATCTTGGTATCCGAAGCTGCGATGTCATTCTTGATTTTCACCAACTGGGCTGCGATATCTGCCTGGTTCCCTTCAAACGCTGTTATCGCCAGACGTGTCACATCCGCCTTGGCTGCGATCTGAGCGACGGCAGCCTTGGCAGATGTTATGGCTCCACCGATAGCTGTAGCTTCTGCGGCAGTTGGATCGGTCGCACCATCCCATGCCGAGAGATCAGGATTAGTGACAACTGCAATCGTGTCATCACCCGGATCAGTCCCGCCGGAATTGTCGGTCATCTCAGCTGGTGGGGTAATATCCGCCAGCGTGGTATCCGCCGCAGGAGACAGGCCATTGGTGAGATCATCCTGACTCTGGGCAGCCATATCAGCAATCGCAGCAATGTTCGGGAAAGTGTCCAGAATCTTGCTGCCTGGGTACTGGTTCAGCTGAGTCCTTGCAAGAGCTCCGGCCTCGACCGCAGCTGCAATCACCGTGCCCAAAACGAAATCAGCATCAGAGAGCGTACTCGTAGCTGCACCCGAGCCTGCCACCCCGCCAACGGGATCGCCGTCATTATCCCAGCCGATGATATCACCGACGCTCAATGCCCCGGAGACCTTGACGAAGTCAAAAACTCCGGTCACCGCCAAAGCCCCTAGAGCATTGGCAGCAATATCGAGAGTGGGAATTCCAACGTACCCGTTCTGCGAGATGGGTGTCCCTGCCGTAACAGCTGAGGTAGGTGTATAATCGATCAAAACGCCTGTATGAATGAATCTTGCTTGCATTTTATTTACTCCTGAAAAATTTGTTTTCTGTTTTTACTGACTTCTGACTACTGAATCCTGAATACTGTTTTTACGCTTCTCCCTTCATTTTTACAGCCCCGCGGTAGTCCTGCTCGCGCACACCGAAGTCGATAAATCCGCGGAACTGTATACCGAGCGTATTAAAATCTGCGTCGGTCTTTTCAACTGTCGGACGGTCCACACCATTGAGGAATGCCACCTCGATTGCCGGCAGACGATTGGGGGCAGCAAAGAGGTACCAGGCCTTGTTACTGTAACCAGTGAAGCTGGTATTGCTCAGGTACGTACTGGAGACAACCTTGAATTTTCCAGCGTGAGGGTTATCCTGCGGCTTGGGTTTGTTTGCCGTGGTGGTTTCATTGAGCTTCAGGCTCGTCATGAGCAATTCAGCGAGAACCTTTTGGGCAGTGGGAACCAGAAGTATTCTTGGCGCGACACCCAGAGGTTTGCCGTTGGGCTTGGTCTGGCCGAGGAAAAGTATCTCTCCTGCCGTCAGACCATCAACACTTAAGACCGTGTCAGTACCAGCGGCATAATTTTTGTGATCTGCGTGGAAGAAAGTTTTCGTGTCGGACTGGGTGGGATTACTGAGTACCCGAGTCCAGGCAGCATCGGCGATGGACTCAGCCGCACCGATACCGATCTGACGCGGGATATCAGTAAACGCGCCCATGTCGTCGTTGATAATCATCTGCCTGGTCAGGGCAAACATGATGCCATGGGTATCCGCCTTCTGGCCGAACTGCTGCTCGCCGATTTTGCCGTGCTTGAGTTCACCATCCGGCCCGACTGGCAGGAACTGAAAATCACTGGTCATGCGGTAGCGAGTGTGTTCCTTAAAATCATTTACGCTTGCGATTTTGCAAATCTGTCGCCAAGCATCTTCCACATAGTTGTAGCCTTCCAGCAACATCTTGTTGGCTATATTGCTCAAGATGCCCGGCAGAGATGCCGTGGAAAATGCTGCCTGCAGCCAGCCGGTGGCATCCCGACGGAATCGGGGTAACTGTCTGCCCACCGCACGCTCGCAAAATTCCTGAATGCCCAGGCCGCGAAGTTTATCGGCGGCATTAAGCGTTCGCTCATCAAAAGACGCTTCGATACTCCTGCCCCTCAAACCCGATGCCATTAGAGCAGCAGCTTCGAGGATTTCGGGGGTTTCGACAGAATTGGAACCCGTCTGGATAGCCGGGGCCTTTGGCCTCGATGCGCGGAGGACGTGAAGCTCGGTCTTCGTCTCATCCCAGCCCTCTTCGATGGCACTTGCTTCAATATCCGCAAACTTGCCATCGCAGACTTTGCGAATCGCCTCGATCCGACGGGTCTCATCAGCCACCTGACGACGCATCTCAGTTACCGGATCATTGTCCGCAGCGGATGCGTTTAGAGTTTTTGGGGTAGGCTTATCGGTGCTTTTCTCAGCGGATTTTTTGTTATCCGCGGCCTCACTACCGGCAGTGTCCTGGGACTCATCGGTCTTTTCGACGGTCTGATCGTCGGTCCTCTCAGCGGTAGTTTCTTTTTTTGGGGGGGCATCTTCCATTGTTTTGTTCTCCTGTGCCTTGGCGGCAATCTTTGCCTGTGTGTTAGTGTCAGCCCCGCTATCTACGAAGCTGACTTCCTTGAGTACTGACTTGCGGACCACGTGAAGCGGCCCGGTAAATTTCTGATCGTTGACTACTACTTCACTGCCGTGGGGTATGAAATCCGCATCGATAACAGCTGCCCCAATACTTGCCTGCCACGGAAATCCTTTGACTCCGCTGCGGGCAACATCGCGAGCCCACGCTGTGTCGCGACTGACCATCCCCTCAACCAGAACAGTGTTATCAACAACGACGATTCCCGTGGTATGGCCCACGCCCTGACGCGGGTTATGATCCAGCCTGACGGGAATGTCCTGACGGTCAATGCTCAAACCTTGCAGATCGACTACCACAGGGTGAGGAAAACCCGTGATAGCCATAACCCCGCCGGTATATGCAACCATAGAAAAACGCGGAATGGTGTTTTCCGGCGATGAATTCTTATCCGCAGCCTCAAAGGACAACGGACAAACTATTGCCAACTGCTCCGGGATGTTTTTGCCAGAAACTTCAAGCGATTTTTTCTTCGATGATGTCATTGACTTCATCCTCCGTAATATTGGTGTCTACTGTTTTGATTTCCTGATCGAGAAGGCCCAACTCGGCCATTAATTGTTTTTCTTTAGCACGCTGGTGTAGTTCGGTCTCCCAATCCCTGCCCTGGCGAGCGAATTCAACAGCGAGAGTGGTGGTATTGCTCCCCAGGCGAGTTTGCTGTGCGCGAGCTTCCTTGAACGGATCCACATGTTCCGTGCCGTCAAAGAACCATTGGTGCGGAATACTGCGGACGGTGCGCAACACCGCCAAATCAGAAGTGAGCATTGCCTCGTCGCACCAGGCTGTGAAAATACGATCGAGTACCATCTGGGCCAGATGGGCCTGCTCAACGCGGATGCTTTTAAAGTAGGTCTGATGATCCAGCCGACCCGATGCGTAGTTATAGCCAGACGAATTACATGCGGCGATGTTATAGGGAATGTTCAGACAGCGAGCGATCTCATTGAGAATCTCCCGCTTGAACATGTCATACGTAGTCGCAGGCTGCTCGGCCTTGATCTGCCCCAACTTCCAGCCGTCGGGCAGTGTGGTGGCCATGCGTTTTTCGAGTTCGACAATATCCAGCGGCTCGACGGCAGCGGCTTCGCCATTGGCTAGCGAATCGGTATAAAGCACCGCTGCAAAATCGGCTGCCGTTTCCGCGGCACCAAGTACAGCAAGGGTGTAACGCCGAAGTTGTGCGAATAGCGGTAGAGCTGGGGTGATTTCGGGCACACCTCTATGCTGGCCAGGCCGATCGGCCCGGAAGTAATGGATAACATTATTTGCGTCAAGCCAATCGTAATCACAGCCCCATTTTCCCATCT